CGGCCTAGAGGCCCGCTACGTCGTCGGCTCCAAGGCCTCCATCCGCCCGTCCGTCGGCCGGTCGAACTGCTCCGGCCAGATCACGGCCTACTTCGAGAACAGCCTGCTGCTGGACAAGTTCATCAACGAGACAGAGTCCAGCATCGTGTTCGAGCTGCCCGACGGCGCCGGCAACAAGTACACCGTCACCCTGCCGCGCATCAAGTACAACGGTGGCCAGCCTGACGTCGAGGGCGAGGGCCCGATCACCCTGGCCATGCCGTTCCAGGCCCTGCTCGACTCTACCACTGGCACCAACATCATCATCGACCGGACGCCAGCATAATGACCGACACGACCGCAGCAAGCATGGACGCTTTCTTCACCCGCGGTCGGGCGAACGAGGGGGTGCAGCTCCCCCTCTACCTGCCCGACGGCACGAAGTCGGAGCACTGGGTCCGCGTGATGGGCGTCGACTCCGACGCCTTCCGCGAGGCCGAGGCGAACGTCAAGCGCGACATGTTCCGCATCGCCAGCATCGAGGACCCGAAGGAGCGGGCCGAGGCCATCACGTCCGGCAAGCGCAAGCTGGTCGCGGTGCTGGTCTGCGCCTGGTCCTTCCCGCAGCCCTGCACCCTCGAGAACGTGGAGGCCTTCCTCCTGGAGGCCCCGCAGATCATGGACGCGATCGACGTGGCGGCCAGCAAGCGCGCACTTTTTTTCGTGAAAGGGTCGAGCGGCTCGCAGCCTTCGCTGAGCACGAGTTCAAGCTCGACCTGATCCCGAAGGGGTCGAAGCAGACCCTGCGCCAGTCCCTGGCGCAGGTCTGGAAGACGTTGAAGCGCAAGCCGCCGCAGCTGGCGGACGCCCCGGAGATGCCCCAGGAGCTGGGGTACCTCTGGGAGTGGTTCAGGGAGGTATTCACCGGCCGCGAGCTGACGTACGGCGAGATGGAGTCCTGGTCCCGCATGACCGGCAAGCGACTGCGGGGCTGGGAGGCCGAGCTCATAAAGTCACTGGACCGCATATTCTGGAAGGTACAAAATGGCAGCCGACGTAGCTAGTCTAGCAATCCGCATAGAGTCCCTCGAGGTGTCGAGCGCCGATCGCCGCCTGAGGGACCTTTCCAATTCTGGCGGCAAGGCCGAGCGGGCCACCGACGGCCTCACGGCCGGGTTCGCCCGCCTGATCGGGCCGCTGACCGCGGTCGTCAGCGCCGGCGCGGCCCTCACCAAGGTCATCGGCATCCAGCGCGAGTTCGACGTCCTCAACGCGGGCCTGGTCACTGCGACCGGCAGCAGCGAGAAGGCCGCCGTCGCGTTCGAGGCCCTGACCGACTTCGCCTCCAAGACGCCGTACAGCCTGCAGCAGGCGGTCGACGGCTTCACCAAGCTGGTCAACCTGGGCCTCACGCCGTCCGAGCGCGCCCTGCTGTCGTACGGCAACACCGCGTCGGCCATGGGCAAGGACCTGAGCCAGATGATCGAGGCGGTGGCCGACGCCTCCACCGGCGAGTTCGAGAGGCTGAAGGAGTTCGGCATCAAGGCCAAGCAGGAGGGGGACAAGGTCTCCCTGACCTTCCGCGGCGTCACGACCCAGATCGGCAACAATGCCGCCGAGATCGAGGGCTACCTCCTGAAGCTGGGCGAGAACGAGTTCGCCGGCGCCATGGAGAAGCGCATGGACTCGCTGGACGGGGCCATCAGCAACCTGGGCGACTCCTGGAACCAGCTCTTCCTGACCGTCTCCCAGCAGGGCGCGGGCTCCGTCATAGAGGACGGCGTGCGCGCGGCCACGGCCGCCATCGAGGAGCTGAACGCCATGCTCGCCTCGGGCGAGATGCAGCAGTACCTCCTCGCCATCGGCTCGGCCTGGATGGACCTTGGCAGCGACGCCCGGGAGGCGATGGCCACCACGGCCGACTTCGTCAGCGAGCTCTTCAAGCGCACTGGCGGCGACGGCAAGACCTTCGCCGGCATCGTGTTCGAGACGATCGCCGTGCTCGGCGCCAACACCCTGTACGTGCTGAAGGGCATCGGCACGGAGATCGGGGGCATCGCGGCGCAGCTGGCGGCCCTGGCGCGCGGCGACTTCTCCGGGTTCGCGGAGATCGGCCGCCAGATGGAGGCCGAGGCGAAGAAGGCCCGCAAGGAGGTGGACGCCCTCACGGACAGCATCCTCAATCCGAAGCAGGGTGGCAAGGCGACCTCGGAGTACCAGCGGCACCTGGACGAGGCCAAGCGCCTGCGCGAGGAGTGGGACAGGACGCGCGCCGCCCGCAAGGCCGCAGGGGACGACCGCCTGGGCGGGTTCAAGGTCGGCGGGTCCGGCGGCAGCAAGCCGAGCGACAAGGTGGACAAGGCTGCGGAGGCGGCCCGCAAGAAGCGGGAGCAGGAGTTCGCGTCCCTGCGCGAGTCGCTGCTGACCGAGGAGGAGGCCATAGCGGCGTCGTACGCCAAGCGCAAGGCCATCATCGAGGCCAACACTGGCTCAGGCACCGACCTGCGGGCTGACCTGATGGGCCGGCTTGACGCGGAGCACTCCGAGAAGCTGAAGAAGCTCGAGGAGCAGCGCGGCGCCGAGCTCGAGGGGCTGCGCTCGTCACTGCGCTCCCAGGAGGAGGTGATACAGGAGTCGTACGACAAGCGGATGGAGATCATCCGCAAGAGCACCGAGGAGGGCTCCACCCAGCGCGCCGACCTCGAGGCCCGCACCGCGGAGGACCGCGACAAGGCCCTAGCCGACATCGAGAAGCGCCGCCAGCAGGAGAGGGACGGGCTGTATAATTCCCTGCTGACCGAGGAGGAGATGCTGCGGCAGTCGTACGACCGCAAGAAGACCCTCATACTCGAGCGCGAGGCCGTCACCGAGACGGAGCGCCAGGACCTGCTGCGCCGCCGCCAGAAGCAGTTCGACGACGAGCAGGCCGCGTCGGAGAACCAGCGTATTCAGACCCAGCTTAGCAACGCGAGCAGCCTGTTCGGCGGCCTGGCGGACCTGGCCAAGACGTACGGTGGCGAGCAGTCCAAGGCCTACAAGGTACTATTCGCAGCAAGCAAGGCCTTCTCCATCGTCCAGTCCATGATGGCCATCCAGACCGGCATGGCCAAGGCCCTGGAGCTCGGCTGGCCGGCAGGCCTGGCGGCCATGGCGGGGGTGGCGGCGCAGGGCGCGGGCATCATATCCCAGATTCAGGGGTCTAACTACTCCGGGGCCCACGACGAGGGCGGGCGCATCCCGGCCGGCAAGATCGGCATCGTCGGGGAATATGGGCCGGAGTTCGTGCGCGGGCCGGCGGCCATAACCGGCCGCGAGCTGACCGCTCGCATGGCCCGCGATGGCGGTGGGCCCGCAGCGCCTGCAGCAGCTCCGCAGGTGAATGTACGTATCATGAACGCCCCAGACACCGCCTCCTTCGGCGAGTACATGGGGTCCGACGCAGGCGAGGAGATCATCTTGAACGTGGCCAGGAACAACCCCGAGTTCTTCCGCTCCCTTGGGGGCAGCTGAGGATGAGAGTCTGGCCATTCATCCCGCAGCGGGAGTTCAACGAGGTACTGGAGTGGAAGACCGACATCCTGCAGGGCAAGGGCGCCGAGCAGCGCCTCAGCCTCAGGGGCCTGCCGCGCCAGCGCCTCGGGTTCGCCCACCTGCTTGACGTGCGGCAGGCCAATGCGGCCCGTGCGCTTGTGACCGAGGCTGGCCACGAGACGATGCTGGTCCCGCTGTGGATGTACATCCGCCGCCTAGGGGCCCTGGCGCCCGGGGTGACCGTCGTGCCTGTCGACACCGACAACGAGGAGTACGTGACCGGCGGCCAGGCCGTCATCTGGGAGGACGAGTGGACCTTCGAGGTCGTCGGCATCGCCCTGGCCGATGGCGGCGAGATCACGCTCTCGTCGGCCACGATCGGCCTCTACCAGGATGCGTACGTATGCCCCCTGCGTGAGTTCCGCCTGTCCCAGGGCGTCGACCTGCCGCGCGGTACCGACCCGTGGAGCAAGGCGCAGGCCTACTTCGAGTCGACCGGCACCGTGGCGCTGGCAGCTCCAGAGGCCGCGGCCTCCTACCTCGGGCACGATGTCCTGGAGTCTCGTCCTGTCATACTGGGTGACATGAGTGACCGGCTGGTGCGCGAGGTCGAGACTGTCGACTCGTCCCTCGGCCTGGTCGTAGTGCACCCGACGCTGAACTACCTAAACTCCACCTCGCAGATGGGGTGGGACACGCTGTCCCGGGAGGAGCTGTCCGAGCTTAGGCGCTGGCTCTACTCCAGGCGCGGCAAGCAGGTGGGGTTCTGGATGCCGTCCTGGGAGCCCGACCTCATCCTCGTCAGCAACATCGACCCGCTGACGACAGAGCTGACGGTACAGGAGATCGGGTACGCCACCGCCTACACCGTGCGCGACATAGAGGTCGTCAGCACGGCCGGGGCGGTGCACCGCCTACGAGTCCTGTCCGGCAGCGCGAGCATAGGCGGCACCGAGGTACTAACCCTCGGCGCTCCAGCCGGCTTCACCCTGCTAGCCAGCGAGGTGGAGCGCATCTCCTTCATGGACTTCGCTCGGCTGGACACAGACCGGGTAGAGATTCGGCATCGGGCGGCCCGCGGGGCCAGCGTCCTGGTGCCCATAGCAAAGGTGCCAGCACCATGACATACTCCGCGCTAGAGGCCTCCGCCCAGGGTGGCCGGCCCGTGTTCCTGTACGAGTTCGTGCAGGGGGCCCTCACCTGGCGGTACACCAGCCTGCCAGCCGACTACGACTGGAATGGCCAGACCTGGGTCGCGTCGGCCATCTCCCACACCGAGGTAAAGCAGAGCAACGAGATAAGCAAGAACGGCATCTCCCTCAAGTTCCCCGTGACAGAGGAGTTCGCCCGCCAGTTCATGCGCGACACGCCCGACCTCATAACGTCGGTCACCGTCTGGCGCGGCCACCTCGGCGACGGGGAGTTCCTCGTGTACTGGCGCGGCCGGGTATCTGGCAGCAAGACGGCGGGCATGTCTGTCTCGGTCGACTGCGAGTCCATCTTCACCAGCCTACGCCGGCCCGGGCTGCGGGCGCGGTACCAGAAGACCTGCAGGCACGCAGTGTACGCCCGCGGCTGCCGGCTCAACATGGCGGACTTCTCCACGATCGGCAGGGTCACGGCGTTGGTGGGCAACGTGGC